TGTATGTGATAATGCCAATGTATTTGGTAATGCTCAGGTAGGTAATAGTGCTTGTGTATGTGATGATGCTTGTGTATCTGATAATGCTCGTGTATCTGATAATGCTCGTGTATTTGGCTATGCTCATGTACTTGACCATGCTCTTGTGTGTGATGATGCTTGTGTATTTGACCATGCTCTTGTATGTGATGGTGCTTGTGTATGTGGTAATGCTCGGATATGTGAAAACATGCAAGTCAGTTATTCTTATGCAAAAACAGATTTACGTGAAGATATTGCTACATCACTTCGTTGCCAATGTAATTTATTATTAATGAATAATAAAGTTATTGCTTATAAAATTGTTAATAAAAATTTAAGTAGTCTATATGATAAAAATTTTATTTATGAAATCGGTAAAATTGCAGAAGTAAAAGATGCGGAAGAAAGCAATAAAAGTTGTGCAAGTGGATTGCACTTTAGTAATTTAACCTATTGGGACTTTAAAGTGGGAGACTATGCAGATAAAACATATTTAGTCGCAGAAATTAATGTTGAAGATATAATTACAATTCAAACGGGGAAAATTCGTTGTAGAAAGGCAAAGATATTAGAAAAAGTTGATATTGAATGAAATAAAATTTTATTGACTTTTTCTGTAAAATATGCTATAATATTTATAGAAAGTTAAGAAAAGGAGAGATTTGAGTGCTTAATTTGCAGACTTTTATTTATGAAAATGAAAACTGGAGAGAGCTTATCTCTGAAAAGCCTTATTGCATTAAGGTAACTGAAAAGGATAATCTGGTCTGCTTTAAGTATTCTCAGATTGATTCCGATTTTAATGAACCTTTGGTAAGAGAGTGCCGCGGCATTATTCTTGAAAAGGATACTTGGAAAGTTGTGGCAATGGCTTTTGAAAAATTCTTTAACTATGGAGAAGTTTATGCAAATGAAATTGATTGGGAGTCTGCTGTAGTTACCTCTAAAGAAGATGGTTCTTTAATAAAGGTATTCTTTTATGATAATGAATGGAGAGTTGCGACTAATGGAATGATTGATGCAACAGATGCTGAATTAAATTCTCCTCTTTATAAAAATTTTATGGAACTATTTGATGCCGCGGCAGAAAATAATAAACTTGATTTTGATAGACTTGATACTAATTGTACTTATGTTATGGAGCTTTGTTCAAGTGAAAATCATATAGTCGTCCCCTACAATGAGCCCAAGTTATTCCATCTTACTACAAGAGATAATAGAACCTTAGAAGAAGTTGAAGTTGATATTGGAATTGAAAAGCCTAAAGAGTGGGCTTTGTCTTCTCTTGAGGACTGCATTTCTATGGCGGCAACTTTTGATTTTACAAGAGAAGGTTTTGTATGCAGAGATAAAAATTATAATCGAATAAAAATTAAAGGTGAAGACTATATTAAAGCACATCGTCTTACTAATAATAATACTATAAATATTGAAAGAGCGATTGAACTTATTCGTATGAATGAATTAGATGAATTTCTTGTCTATTGTCCTCAATACAAAGAATATATTAATGATGTTCGCCGCCGCCTCGAGAAATTCTGTAATAAAATTCGTTATAACGTAGATTTAGCACTTATTGAAAAAATAAATTGTGAAACTCGTAAAGATTTTGCGGCAATAGCAACAAAGTCAGAGTATCCTATGCTTTGGTTTAATGTTTATGATACAGATTGTTTTAATATTAAAGATTGGATTGATAATATAAAATCAGCAAAGTTGGCTGCATTAATCGAAAAAATATAAATTAAACCCATTGACTTTTTTCGCAAAATATGATATAATAATTATAGAAAAGTGAAAGAGAGGTAAGTTTATGAGTTTCGATTATCAGATTCATCCAGAAGAGTTTGAAAAGGATTATCTTTCAATGAAAGATTATGAGGAAGAAACAAAGAGAGCGGATAAAATTTTTACCGAGGCATTAGTATCTTTACTCGACTATCGTAAGATAGTCACTCATAGTGAATTTCATGATGCGGCATATAATGCTTTTATAAATGCAGAAGGAGAAATGATAGATTATATGTTTTCTCTTGGAATTACTTCTTTTTCAAATTTTATTATTTATCTTGATGGAGTGGAGAAAGGAATGGCGATTACAAATGGCAACAAATAAGGAACAGGGAAAATATAAAGACTATATTCCTTATGACAAATGTAATAAAAAGGAAAAGAAAAGAAGAGATAATGAGAAAAGAAATACTTGGGAAATACCACCATACACAAAAATTCAACCAGATAAAAAGAAGAAGAAAGACCGCAGAGATAAAAGAAAAAGAGACAATTATTACGATTGGGAGGAGTAATAATGATACATAAAGTTTTAAAGCTATTTAATACTTTAAATATTATCAATCCCAATTGGATTGAAATGATTGTTATTATGACGACATTGTTTAATTGAAAGGAGAAAATTATGAGCGTATTAAAGAAGTATATTGATATTGAGAGAGTTAAAGAGAGTTATGCGTCTACTTTTGAGGTGGGTGAGCCTATTGTAATTCAGGTCAAGATTGATGGTTCTAACGCATCTATTGCTTACGATTCTAAGACTAATTCTCTTATGGCATTTTCCCGTCGTCAGGCTCTTGATGAGACAAATACTCTTAATGGATTCTGGAATTATGTCCAGTCTCTTGATGTGGATGTGTTTGCAGAGGTTCTTGGAGATCGCTATGTCCTTTTTGGTGAGTGGCTTGTTAAGCATAGCGTGATTTATCCAGATCATATGTATAAGAAGTTTTATATGTTTGATGTATGGGACAGAGAGACAGAGCAGTATCTTACACAGCAGGATTCTCTTGCTATTTTTGATAGACTTAAGAATTACATTCCCAATTACGTACATACACTTTATAATGGTCCATTTATATCTTGGGAGCATACACTTGCTTTTCTTAATGAGAATATTTATGGTGAGTCTCCTTGTATGGAGGGTATTGTAATTAAGCGTCAGGATAAGCTTTGGTCTAAGTCTTCTCGTCTTCCCTATTATGTTAAGGTTGTAAATGAGAAGTTCTCCGAGGTTCATTCTTCAAAGCCAAAGACTATCGACCCGAAGAAGCTTGCCGCAAGAGAGGTTGAGCAGGCAGTAGTGGCTGAGGTTGTTACTAAGAGAAGATGTCAGAAGCTCATTCAAAAGTTTGAGGAGGATAATCTTATTCCTTCTGACTGGGGCGGCGAGTCAATGAAGCAGATTAGTAAGCTTCTTCCCAAGGCATGTTGGGATGATATTATAAAAGAAGAGCCAGAAATAGTTCGTCAGTGTAAGAATGCTGGAAAAATTATAAGCCAACTTGCAATGAAACATGCAAGAGACTTATTGAATGAAAAATCTCATTTTATTGGATAATTATTTCTAAAATTCTACCTATTTATAGGAGGTGGAATCTATGAGAATAATAGATTTAACAGGTCAAATTTTTGAAGATTTAACAGTATTAAAAAGAGATGAAGAATTATCTCAACAAAAGAAAAAATCTTATTGGATATGCAAGTGTAAATGTGGGAAAATAAAAAGTATTGAAGGTCATAGTTTAAAATCAGGTTTGGTAAAGTCTTGTGGCTGTAGAAAACGAAATAAAAATAACTTACAAGGACGTCAATTTGGTTATTTAACTGCAATAGAACTTGATGAAAAATTAACTCAAGAAAAACATCGTACCTATTGGAAATGTAAGTGTATCTGTGGAGTAGAAAAAAGTGTTCGTTCAGATTCTCTTTTAGAAGGAAGAATTATCTCTTGTGGTTGTTATGTAAAAAAGAGAAATGCTGAAAGTTATATTGATATCGCTGGACAAGTTTTTGGACTACTAACTGCAATTAAGGTTGTCCCAGATGAAAGATCTGGTGCTTGCTGGCTATGTCAGTGTAAGTGTGGAAATACTTGTGTAGTAAAAAGCATTAATTTAAGAAAAGGAATTACTCAGTCTTGTGGTTGTTTAAATTCAGCTATAGAATTAAAAATTCAAAATATTTTAAATGAATTAAATATTAAATATCAAAAACAATACTCTTTTACTAATTTAATAGGGAAAAAAGATAAACTAAGATTTGACTTTGCAATTTTTAAAAATGATGAATTATATGCTCTCATTGAATATCAAGGCGAACAACATTATCAATCTGAAGATTATTTTGGCGGCGAAGAAAAATTTTTACAAGTAAAGGAATACGACAAAAGGAAAAGAGATTATTGTAAAAAAAATAATATTTTTCTAATTGAAATTCCTTACTGGGAAAAACAAAAAATAAATAAAGACTATATTTTAGATGTTCTTTTATGGGAAAATTCTTAAAACTGTTGCAAAGAGGAGCCAGAGGCAGTAGCTGCAACTGAGAACTTTGGTAAGATTTGTGCTACTTTATGTATGAAGTATGCAAGAGAGATTCTTAATGATAAGTCTAAGTTCCTTGGGGCTTGACTTTTTAAATAAATTATGATATAATTATAATAAAAATAAAGGAGGAATTTGTTATGGAAACAAAGATTTATGTATGTCCTGAATGTGGTAGAAAGTATGGTGATTTGACTAAGGTGCAGTCTTGTATTTCTAATCATATTGCAGATGCCAAGGAAGAGACAAAAAGAGCAAAGGAGATTGAAGCACTTCAGCTTCAGAATGTAAAGCTTATCGAACAGGTTCGAGAGAATTGTAGAAAGCTTCGTAGTCTTGGTGTAAGTGCATCTGTAACTTATCTTGAAAATCTTGAAAAACCTGATAAAAAGACAGATATTAATACACCTAAGAACTTTGACGAACAGCTTAAAAAAATTGACGAAGAACTTGAGAAAGCAAGGGAAAAACTTTCACCCGAAGAAAGACAGATAGCAGACGATTTTGAGAAGGCTCTTGCTGCAATTCTTGGAATTTAATTGGAGGAAACTGAAATGAATAATTATGCAAAAGACCATTGGATACCTGTAGAGATATCCTTACCTGATAATCATCGAATCGTTCAAATGCAAATTGCCGAATTACCCGATCCTACTATTGGTAGTTATTGGGATGGTGTTTGGAAGTTTGAAGAGAAAGACTATGATTATTTAAAAACTTTTACCCCTTTAGCTTGGAGAGAAATGGCAGAACCATATCGAGAAGAGGATGAAGAGTATCTATTCAGAACAGCAGATGAGGCCCGTACTCTTTCATTTAATTCTCTTCTTCGTATGAGAAGGGGAAATCCTAATCAAGAATTTTTTGATACAAGAGAACGAATCCTTCACGCAACAACTCTGGGGCAGTTTGAAGTAATATTAGAAAATATTTCTCAGAATACTATTGAAGGTCTTGAAAAGGCAGGGTACTCCGTCACTCAGCGAAAGCAGAGCTATGTAGTAAGTTGGAAGTAAAGGAGGGAAATTATGTCGATACCAAAGCTAAAACAAACTTTTGAAATTTATTATGAATATCTTAATAATAATGAAGTTGTTAAATGTTATATTAAACCTAAGCTTGCAATTCCCTTTCTTTCTGCTTTAAAATGGTTAGGTAATTCTTATACTTCGGATATTGATGCTATTTTTGGCGGCGAAACCAATAAAACCTGGGAGGGAGTAGCCACCTTAAAAGCTGGTGATGTTAAAGACGTCCACATGGCAGAAGAAATTGCTCGAAAAAAAGCAATGAGAAAATACTTTAAAGATTTAAAAAGAATATATTCACTTGTATGGGAAAGTGTTATTAATATTGCAAATGAAAAGCTTGAGTTTATTGAACAAGCGGAAGCAAAAGCAAGTGACCTTTCGCTTGAAATAGTTAAGATAAATAAAGGAGAAAATGTATGAAAAAGATTTCAATTAAGTGGATTATTGCAGGAGTAACAATATTTCTTATTGCTGTTATTGTAGTAATTAATTCTTTAACTACGGTTCCTGTGGGACATACGGGTATCGTTTTACGTTTTGGCGCCGCCACATCAAAAACTCTTGATGACGGATTACATTTTAAGGCACCATTTATTGAAACGGTAAAAGACGTTTCTAATAAGGTAATGAAATCGGATGTTAATGCTAATTCAACATCAAAAGACCTTCAGGCAATTAATTGCGGTATTGCTATTAATTATCATCTTTCTCCAGAAAGTAGCGTTGAGATGTATAAGACAGTAGGATTATCTTATGATGATACGTTGCTTCAGCCAGCCATTCAGGAGGCAGTAAAGGCTGTTATGGCAAGATATTCTGCCGAAGAGCTTATTACAAATCGTTCTGCTGTAGGTGTTGAAATTCAGAACGAAGTTGTTAATAAGATTGCTGAATATGGTATTATAATTGATGGATTTAATCTAACTAATTTTAGTTTTTCCGATGAATTTGATGCAGCAATTGAGGCAAAGCAGATCGCAGAACAGGATAAGATTAAGGCTGAAACAGAGAAAGAGAAGCGGCAGATTGAAGCTGAGGCAGCTGCCGCAGAAAAAACTATCTCTGCAAAAGCAGAAGCAGAGGCAATTCTTGCAAAAGCGGAAGCAGAAGCTAAGGCTATAAGCGTAAAAGCAAATGCCGAGGCAGAAGCTAATGAGAAGATTAGTAAGAGCCTTACTAAGGAAGTTCTTACCAATAAAGAAATTGAGAAGTGGGATGGAGTTTATCCCAGTGTAATGGCAGGAGAATCTTCTTCAATGCTGATAGATGTTAATTAAAATTTTTACCGAAGTCAAGGGCAATAGCTCTTGACTTTTTTTGTGTTTTATGGTATAATTATTATAGAAAATGAGAAAAGAGGTAGAAAAATATATGAAAATTTTTGTCTTTGATTCTAATCCAGTAATAGGATTTGTAAACTATGGGAGCATAGAAGTATCCGATGGTGGTAAATTCAATCCATATGAGTGCGCCGCCACAAAGATGAGATGTTATAAGTGTGGTGCTGCTTGGCTGGCTGAAAATTATGTAGGCGGAGATTTTATTTGTCCTACTTGTGGCACAGCAGATAATCGAGTTAAGTCGGTGCGTTAGTAATATGAGTTAATAAGGAGGGAATATATGGAAAAAGAAGTAAAAATTAGTGAGACATATTCTTTTACAGAAGAAGAGCTCACTCAGCTGTCTAAAGCTTTTAGGGCTCATATTGTAGATTATAATGACAATGGAAATGATGGACGATATAAGTTTCCAAAGCATTGGATGAAATTTACCATATTCGCTCCGCCAAGAGGGGATTGTCTATATAAAGGTTTTGAGTGTGCTTGTGGTTTTAAATTCTATTTAAGAAAGGGAGAAATTTAATATGTGTAGACAGGAATATCTTGAAAATCTTTTTAAGAATTATTGTGAAGGAAAAATTAGTGAAGAAGCATATGATGCAGCACTCTTGAATATTGATATTTTCTGTG